TGGAAACTCAAGGAAGGCGCGAAGGAGGAAATCTTTGCGAGAATCAAGGACCTCTGTATCAGTCTTGACGCTGCTGAGCATTGGGATTTACCCGAGCGCAGATATATCAGGCATAACTTTGACTTGTCTCCCGAGGCGAAAGAGATATACGACACTCTGGAGCGTGATACTCTCTTACCGTTCTCAGACGGAGATATTGACGGAGCTACTGCTGCTGTACTGAGGTCTAAGCTATTACAGATGGCCGGCGGCGCCGTGTATGACGACGTAGGAAATGTCAAGGTCTTTCACGAGGACAAGTTTAGGATATTTGACAATCTCATTGAGGAAGCTAACGGTCAACCGGTTTTGGTCTTCTACAGCTATAAGCATGAGAGGGACAGAATTTTAGAGAAATATCCTGAGGCTGTTTCCGTGAAAGATGATAATGCGGTCGAGCGTTGGAATAACGGAGAGATACCGATTCTCTTAGCTCACCCCGCGAGTGCTGGTCATGGTCTTAACCTGCAGCACGGAGGGCATATCATTATTTGGTTTGGCCCTACTGACAATCTGGAATATTATTTACAGGCAAATAAGCGATTGCACCGTCCCGGACAAAAGCAGACAGTTTTGATTCATCACATTTTGGCAAATAACACTTGGGACCCGCTTGTTATGGACTGTAACCTACTACCGAAAGAGGAACAGCAGAACGCTTTACTCGAAGCGGTAAAAGCAAGAATCAAGGAGGTAGCGAGATGTTAACTACTGAACAACTGCAGCAAATAGCAGCAGACCCAAAAGAATATTTGAGCCGTAACTATCGTATCGAAATGCGTATCAAGGCAAAGCGAGACAGAATTGAGCACCTACATAATATCTGTAATACCACAACGCAAGAGCTCAAGCCGGTAGTCGTTTATACCGGTCCCTCGAAAAAGCTTGAGAATTGCATTTGTGAGGCTGTTGACCTTGAGACTGAGATACGACAAGAGATTTACCTCTTACAACAGACTCAGCGTGAAACTGCCGAAGCTATCCATACTCTGCTTGATGATATGACCTTGCAGACTCTTATGGAGATGAGGTACCTGAGCGATAAGCGCTGGGAGGAAATTGCTATTGACATGAGTTATGCTTACAGATGGGTACGGCGCTTAAATAATAAGGCACTAAAGCTTATGCAAGAAAAAGCGGGAGAATTATTGCGTTTTACGTAAAGAAGCCCCCACATAGTAAGCACTTTTGCGTTATAATAGTATAGTAGAGCTTTGGGGTGATGTATGGAGGACTCCTGAATCTCTACTATATTATTTTTGCGGACTACAGTTAGTCTCTGCTAATTGTTGTTCGGCGGCGTCCGTGTAGCCTCCAGCGCGGGCGTCGCTTTTATTATGTCAAAAGAGAGGTGGTGAATTTGGCTAAGTTAAGCGACAAGCAGAAAAAGAAAATAATCGCAGAGTTTGTTGACGGGTCCAGCATGACCGTCCTTGCTAAGAAATACGGCGTTTCTACTACTACCATTCACAGAGTCGTCCACGGCGATGAAAAAGTGAAAGAAAAGGTGGAACTTAAAAAAGAGGAGAACACCAAAAGCGTTCTCGCGTATATGGAAGGTAAGAAAAACGATGTCTGCGGTTTGATAGACGCTTTACTCGTTGCTATGAATGACCCGGCTAAGATTGCGGCAACTCCTTTGAGTCAGCTTGCGACCAGTATGGGTATTGTGATTGACAAGTTTACTGCTAATGAGCTTAATAAACCGGATTCAACCGCTCCTAACAACCTTTTTGACGCAATTAACGGCTGCGTAAAGGAGGACGAGTTTGATGATTTACCAGAACTTCAGCCAGAGACAAAAGCTGACTCTGACGTGGTGGAATAACCCGAAATTCAAAGATAAAGACGGCTTGATATGTGATGGCTCTATCCGTTCCGGTAAAACAGTCTCTATGGCGCTCGGCTTTATACTTTGGAGCATGACCTGTTTTAACGGTCAGAGCTTTGCTATATGCGGACGTACGATTGAGGCGCTAAGGCGTAACGTTATTGTGCATATCCCGTCATGGCTTGAGGGTATATTCAAGGTCGTAGAACGACGCGCCGAAAACAAGCTCATTATCACAGCAGCAGGACGTACAAACGTTTATTACTTATTCGGCGGCCGAGATGAATCCAGCTATACACTGATTCAAGGTATCACGCTCGCCGGTGTTTTATTTGATGAGGTCGCACTTATGCCTCGCTCCTTTGTGGAGCAAGCAATGGCACGTTGCTCTATCAAGGGGTCAAAGTTTTGGTTTAACTGTAACCCCGAGAGCCCCGGTCATTGGTTTTATAAAGAGTGGATTTGCAAGAAGGTTGAAAAGAATGTACTTTACTTGCATTTTACTATGGACGACAACCTAAGCTTGTCGCCTGAAATCAAAACGAGATACGAAGGCCTTTACTCCGGCGTATTCTATGAGCGATACATTAGAGGTCGCTGGGTAGTAGCTGAGGGCCTTATTTACAGCATGTTTAATGCTGCTTTTCATGTCGTCCCGAGTATACCGCGGCCGTATGAAAAATATTACATCTCCTGCGACTACGGTACTATTAACCCGACGTCTATGGGCCTTTGGGGTCTGGCTAACGGTAAATGGTACCGTATCAAAGAATATTACTTTGACAGCAGGAAAGCGCAGCGGCAGAGGACCGACGAGGAACATTACGCGGCCCTTGAGGAGTTGGCCGGAGACCTACCTGTCTATAAGGTTATCGTGGACCCCTCTGCCGCAAGCTTTATTGAGTGCATTCGCAGGCACAATAGATTTGCTGTTGACCCGGCCTCTAACCGCGTTATAGACGGCATTCGTGACGTCGCTACGCAGTTAAGGGCTGGTAATTTGTTTATCTGCGACTGCTGCGCCGACTGCATACGTGAGTTTGGTCTGTACCGATGGGACGAAAAAGCCCCAGACGATAGGCCTCTCAAAACGGACGACCACTCAATGGACGAGTTAAGATACTTTGTCCGTGCGGTGTTTACTCCGGCAAAATTCAGTTTTAAGTGAGGTGAGAAAGAATGCCTTTGTTTAAGAGAAAAATAGAGCAAATGTTATTTGATATGAAGCTCAAGGCCGGCAAACCTATTACCGAGCTCCAGTTTTTCGCTGCTGAGCTTACCGAGTGGGAGCACTCCCCCTTGCGTAGAGAAATGCTTGACGGCGAGCGCTACTATAACGGCGACCACGACATTTTACATCGTAAGCGTACAGCTATCGGCAAAGACGGCAAGCTTGAGGAGATTAAGTATCTCCCTAACAACCGTATTGTAGACAATCAGTACGCAAAGCATGTAGACCAAAAGAAAAACTACTTGCTGGGCAAGCCTCTCGCCTTTGATAGCGATAACACGGCTTACGTTGACGCGGTTAAGAAGGTACTCAACAGACGCTTTATGCGTATGCTCAAGAGTGCTGCGGTCGATATGTTCAATAGTAGCATTATTTGGCTGTACCCCTATTACAACGACCACGGTGAGCTTGTGTTTAAGCATTTTCCCGGTTATGAGATTCTGCCTTTTTGGAAAGACGCGGCTCACACAGAGATTGAGTGCGCTTGTCGTCTCTATGAGGTTGAGTGCTACATAGGCTCTAAGAAGGAAATTATCAAAAAGGTCAGCCTTTTCAAAGAGGACGGCGTTTATAACTACGTCTTTGAAAACGGCGTTTTGCTGCCGGACCCTGACCTTTCCCCCAAAGCAAGCTACATCACTCTTGAAAAGAAGGGACAGACGCAAGAGTTTAACTGGGAACGCATTCCGCTGATTCCGGTTAAGTATAACTCTCGCGAGATTCCTCTTATCAGACGTGCGCGCGGCTTGCAGGATGCTATCAATCAGCTCCGCTCCGACTTCGTGAATAACATGGAGGAGGATATTCACTCTACCATTATTGTGTTAAAGAACTACGACGGGCAAGACCTCGGCGAGTTTAGACACAACCTCGCAACCTACGGCGCCGTAAAGGTCCGCGCGGTTGAAGGTGTACAAGGTGGAGTTGATAAGCTTGAGATTGAGGTCAACTCTGAGAATTATAAAGTGGTCCTTGAAATGCTGAAAAGCGCTCTCATTGAAAATATGAGAAGCTTTGACGGTAAGGACGACCGCCTAAAAGGTACGCCTAATC